CAGAGGCACCGGCACCACCACGGGAGCCACGGCCGGCGTCACGCCGACTTGGACCTTGCTGCCGAAGTCGTCGGGTTGGGCAAGGATGGCGCGGTCGGTCTGCGACGTTGGCCGAGCACCACCCGCAACCGGGATGCACCAAGCGTCGGACAGGTCAAAGCGCCGCACGTCCACCGGATCGCCCGTGCTTCCCGTTTCTCGGTAAGTGGCGAGCGGCGACGACGAGAAGATCAGGATCACCGTGTCGCCGGCGCGCAACGGATAGGTCAGGCTGCCACCGGCGCCCGACGGGTAGGCAACGGGTACGCTCGACAGCGAAGGCATCGCCTGCGCCACGCCGTCGATGTCGACCGCCGGAAAAGGCTGGACGCTGACGGTTCCGCTCGACGACCAGCTAGTGACGGTCGCAGGCAGCGCCGTCCAGACGTTCGTGAGCCGGGAACTAATCGCGTCGTCGATGACCTGTTCGAGCGTGATACCGATCATGCGACACCTGTTCCCAGAAAGGTCGTCTCGATCACGCTGTACCAGTCTTGGCCGCGGGAGTCGCCGCGGTGGACGACGGCGTCGACGCGGTAGACGCCGCTGTACTGTTCGCTCTGGAGCACCACGCGACGGCCCGGCGTCAGCGACGGCTCGAGCAGCGACGTGATGCGCAGCCGCCGGAATCCTTGCGCGAATCCTTTGATTTTCTTGTCTGTCATCGGCACCGGAGCACCGACGAGGCCGGTGGTGGGCGACAGAAGCACCGCCTCCTCTGACGTGGTGCCGTTGGTCGGGGTGATCACGAGCTGGCCATCTTGCAGGCACCAGTTCAGCTTGTACGGCGCCAGCATCTTGCTCAACGCGTCGTGGCCGGGGCCGAGGTGCACGACCTGCCCACGCACGCGCAGGCCTTGCAGCAGAGCTTGCGAGGTCGGCAGCACCAGCAGGCCCATCGCATTTGCGACCGTATTGACCGCGACCGTCAGCGGCGCCGACGACGCGAACACGGTGTTGACCTTGGTTTTCCAAGCTGAATCACCGTCGCGCACCGTGAAGGTGGACGCCCAATCGGGGCCGTCGCGGTTGATGATCAGATCCATGACTTGGCCGCTGTAAAGCAGGCCGGCGTTGCCCTGGTAGCCGGCGACAAGTTGCACCTGATCGCCCTGCCCGAAGCTTGCGCGCGTCGTGGCCGCGAGGTTGTAGACGGTGATCTGCGCCGGATCCGGGTACTTTCCGAGCGTGCGCTTGACCTCGAAGACCACACGCAGATCGCTCCACTGGTAGCCGCCGATCGTCAGTAGCCATTCGCGCCCGTAGCTCGTCGCCATGACTATGCCACCGCCGAGCGATAGAGCACCGAGACGCGACCACCAAGCTCGTTGGGGCCGGCATCGGTCGCGATGTCGTTGGACGCGAATGCGTACAGCAGCCCCTGGATCATGCCATCGTGCAGGTACAGCGGCAGATTGAAGGGCAGGCCATAGTTTCGCACAGGCAGACCGGCGGCGAGCGCGGTGCCCTGCTGGTCAAGGATGTCGCAGCGCCAGAAGCTCGACCGCTCGTTGTAGCGAAAATAGAGCTGATAGCTTGAGCCTTCGAGCTGCACTTGCACCACGACCGGGCTAGCATCTTCGGTGGTGTTGACCGGGGTAGTGACGTACATCGCGCCTCCTAGAGCTTCCCGGCATCGAGGATGTTATACCGCTGCGCCCTCTGCCGATTGGTGTAGTTGGAGCTTGGCGTCGGGTTGACATACTGCGTATCGATGCCGGTCAAGAACTTGGTAATCTCCGGGATTGCAATCGTCTGCTGCGCCTCGACGCCAAGGTCGAGCATACCGTTAATCACCGCGACCGGCTTGGGCGTCAGCTTCTTCTTCTTGGTGGTGCCCTTGGCCTTCAGCGCGTTGGCGATCTGCACCGTCACCGTCTTGCCTTGGTAGATCTGGATCTCCTTGCACTCGAGCTGAATCGTGCGGCCGTCGCCGTCGTCGAACTGTCGCTGCATCGTCACGTTCGTGATCACCACGGGCCGATAGTCGATGTCATCGATCTGGATCCAGACCGGCTGTTTCGACTGGAGCACGCCGGCGAGGATGTCAAACGCCTGCTGCGGCCGGTTGGCGCCACCTGGCAGGAACGACGAGTCCCACGGCCGCGGCGTCCAGTTGGTGGTGACCGAGAAGGTCTTCGGCTTTAGGATGATGTGATCGGCGATGGCGCTGCCGTCCTCGACCGGGTGCTCGGTCGTCTCGGCCTCGCGCGTGTGCACGACCACCTCGGCGGTGTCGGGCTGGATCACTAGTCCGGTGGACAGCTCGATCTCGCAAAACGCCATCAGTAGTCTCCACCTAGCGCGGAGTGCGCTTGCATCAGGTTCTGGTCCCAGCTATTGCGCACGGCGGCGTCGACCTCGCGGGCAGCCGCTGCGGCCTCAGTGCCCGGCGCCGCGTTGATCGTGATGTTGGTGTCGCCCGTGTTGGTCCACATCAGGCCACCGCTCGCCTTGGCCGCGGTCGCTGGGGCTTGTCCGATCTGAGCGCGCTGCATGATCGACTCGGCATCCGGCATGCTAAGGCGGCGCTCGGTGCGCGAAACAAAGCCAGAGCCGATGGCCATGATGTTGCCGCCGGACTCTTGCAGGGCACTCTGAGCCGCCGAGAAGTCGCCTTTGGCCAAATTCCAAGCGGCCATCGACACACCCTTGAGCGCGTTCCAGATGATTCGGATCGAGCTGATCACCGTGTCAAATGCCTCGGCGATGGTGAATGCAACGGCTTGCACAGCTTCAAGTGCAGCGGCAAAGGTATCGGCTTGCTTGGCGCCGTCGTTCATTAGGTCATTCGCTCCGATGAACATCGGCAGCACGCCGTTCGCGAACATGTTCTTGACGCGCAATCCGGTGTTCTCGAGGCCCAAGAAGGCTGGTTCGGTCTGCTTGCCGATGGAGATCGACAGAGACTCGTTGGCCGCTTTCAGCTTATCGGCCGCAAACGCCGCCGCGCCCATGCCAGTCGTTTGCGCGATCTCCATTTCCTGCGCTGCACCGGACACGTTTTGCATCTCGGTCATCACGTCTTGGTATTTGCCTTTGAGCGCGCCCGTCATGGCAATCGTGAAGCGCATTGCCTCCTTGCGGCCGAACAAGGCATTGACCGCTTCCTCGGTGCCGTCGGTGGTAGCCACGACCTTCTCGAGCACGCCCTGCAAACCATACTTGCCGATCGCCTGCTTGGCCGTCTTGATGCCTTCGCCGCCGAACGCCTTGCGGAAAGCCGCGTCCATCGCCTTACTGCGGTCGATCAGCGCACCCAGAGCGGCGCCCATCTGCGTCGCAGCCTCACCTGGTGAAACGATCGAGGTCATGGCCGCTAGACCGCCGTAAGCCTCCTCGAGCGACACGCCGAGCTGACTAGCAAGCGGTGCCACCTCACCAAAGACACTCGCAAGCTGAGGCATCGTGATCACGCCAGCGTCGACAGCTTGCGCCGACAAATCTGCGACCTTCTGAAACGCTGCGGCCGACGTGTCACCGTAGGCACTGGTGGCCACGCGCAGCAGCGAAAAGCCCTGCGCAAGATCGCCATTTCCAGCCTTGCCGAGGATCATGGCCGTCCTGAGCAGCTTCAGGTGATCCACGCTATCGCCGATGGAGCCGATCAGCTCATAGCCGCCCTGGGCAATGTCGTGGACCGAGCCGCCGAACTCTTGCGCAAGCGCGGCGTATCCCTTGGCCAGCTCTTGCGTGCGCGCCTGGTTGCCGCCGATCAGTGACGAGATGTTAGCCATCTCGCGACCGAAGTCCATCGACTCTTGCACACCTTCGCGCACCACATCGACGGCTTTACCGACGCCCGACTGCGCGAGGTTGGCCAACACGTTGCCGGCCGCAACCTTGAGCACATCGAGGCCGCCCTTCATGCCCTTGATCTTGGCGTCGGTCTTGTCGAGGCCGGCCGTATCGGCGCGGAAACCGAGCTTGATCAGTAGGTCGCGAACGATCATCGGCGGGCCTCCTTACGCGCCTTCTCGATCTGCCGGTTGCGCTCACGCACACGGTCGGCGACGAGAAAGACATCGTCGAGGCTCCATTCTGCCTGGACTTCCAAAATGCTGCGAGCGTATCCAGACTCGACCGGCAAGGTCCAAAGCCACCGAGATTTTTGCGCCTCCTCGCGGAGCTTGCGCACCTCGGCTAACTCTTGGGCCGGTGTTAGGCGACGCCCTGGAGCTGACCCACGCCCAGAGCCTGCAAAAAAGAACCGCAGCTATGGTCGATCGACATCAGATGCAGCTTGTACAGGTCGGCTAGGTCGTGCTGATCGCGCGGCGTCTTGCCGTCGGCGCCCATCACCGGATCGCCCGACAGCGTGCAGCCGTGTAGCACACGGGTCCAGACGAGGTCTCGGTACTCACGATCGCGCAGCATCTTGGCGGCCTGCGTCAGCATTCGCCCGGTTGCCGCCACGTTATCGACGCCTTGCGCTTCGGCCCGCAGACCATCGTCGCCAGCAGCGGCCAGCAGTTTGCCGCGCCATTCGGCGACCAGACACGCCACGTCGAAGGCCGTCGCCGCGTCCAGCTTGGCGATGGTGCACGGCTTGCCGTTGACCTCGGCAGTCAGAATGTCTCGCACG